TGGTATATTTCTTTACCTAAAAATGCAACTGGTACAAACGGAAATACAAATATTGCAACTACTAATGGTTCATATATTTGGGGATTACAGGCGGAAGAAGTTACAAATTATCCAACTGAATACATTCCTACTAGTGGATTACCAAGAACTGTAGATACTATAGGTTCTGTAAAAGATTATCATAAAGGAAAATTTGTAGATATTGGTTCTAATATAGGAATAGGATGTACTCACGTCTTTAAGTATCCTGATATTGAAGTTAAATTGGAAAGTACTTCTGGTCGTGAGGTAATTGAAGCTTCTTCATTGCCTATTATTAGACCATTAATGCGAGGAAGTATTAGAGATGTATTTCTAACTGAAACTGGTGTTGGATATGGTTCTACAGACACCATTAATGGACACAGAAGACCTTTGGTTACTATTTCTAATGGTTCTAAAGGATTGGTTGATGTTGATGTTTCAAATGGAGAATTAAGTGATGCTTTTGTAAAAATTAGTGGTGAAGGATATGCTTCTCCTCCAGAATTAATTGTGGAAGGTGAAGGCAAATATGGAAAATTGATACCTAATGTTGAAGATGGTCAACTTACAAGTGTTATTATTGCAGATAAAGGTAAAGATTATACAAAAGTTCCAGATACAACCGTAAGAATAAAACCACAAGGTTCTGGAGCTGTTTTTAGAGGAGATTTGAGAGAGTGGAGATTAACAACAGTTGATAGATATAAAAATTCAATTAGTCAAAATGATGACGGTATAATTTTACCAAGTCAACATTCTGAGTATGGTTCAAAGTTTGTATCTGCATATTTGCCAAGAAAATTAAGATTAATTCTTGATGATAATATTAATACAGATCTCAGTGAGAAAACATCTCTTTCTCATTCTCCTATAGTTGGATGGTCGTATGATGGAGCTCCAATTTATGGGCCATATGGATATACATCTAATACTGGAGGAACAGTTCGTAGACTACTTCCTGGATATACAGCTAATTTAAAATCTAATAGACCACCAACTTCTGTATTTCCTCTTGGATTCTTTGTTGAAGATTATGACTATACTGCAAGTGGAGACTTGGATGAAAATAATGGTAGGTTTGGAAAGACTCCAGAATATCCAGATGGAGTTTATGCATATTTCTGTACTATTTCCTCTGAGGATGGTGATGGGCCATTTACAGCATCTAAGAAACCAGTATTCCCATACGTTTTAAATGGATATCATTTTAATAAGGAAGAATTGAACGGTAGACCATTATCTTTACAAACTTTACCAATACTTAATAGTGGTGATCTTATAAGAAATACTCTACCATATAAACTTGGATTCCTTAATGCTGATTATGATTATTTGGTATCTAATAATATTGAAGATACTGAATTAAGTATTCAAACTATTGCTAAAAGTGGTATAGGTTCTGTATTAGTTAAGGAACCTGGTGAAAATTATAAGATTGGTGATACTGTAGTCTTTAATAATGATTATTCTGGTGGTAGAAATGCTATGGCTAGAGTAAGAACTCTAGTTGGTAAAGGTATTACTGAAGTATCATATACAAAAACTACTATTAATAATATAACATTTGATTATAGAAATGCAAATGGAAATGGTATAGGTATTGCAGCTACTGCTCATGGATTGCAAAATAATGATTTGGTTATTGTTTCTGGTATTGGAACAGGAGAATTAAAATTCCTTGAAGGGCCTAAAACAATTGCAGTAAGTTCGGTAACTTCTAAATTAGGATCTGAGTTACGTAGGATTGGATTAACTGGTGATACTGAGTTTATAGAACTTGTTGATGTTGTGGGTGGTAGGACTAAAGATGATGATATAATGGTTGATGATTGGTTAATTATTGGAGAAAATGAGGAAAAGGTTAGAGTTTTAGAAATTGATGAAACTCTAGGAAGATATAAAATTTTACGTCAAACTGGTATAGGTCAAACATGGTTTGATGCTGGTACTAAGGTTTCTATAGATCAAAGTAAATTTACTTTTCCAGCTGGTATAGGTACTGATTTAATTATTAGACGTAATGCAACTCTTACATTTGATCCTCAAGGTACTATTGGTATTGGAACTGTATTAGTTAATCTTACAACGGATAATGGATTAACTGCTCCAACTGTAAGAATGAAAGCTAGAAATAATGAAATTCTAGAAGATCATCAATTACCACCAAATATTGGACAACCTGGTAGTAATGCCGATAATACTATTTCTATACCAAATCATGGTTTATTGACAGGACAAAGATTAAGATATTCTAAGAGTCCTGTTGGTGCTGCATTATCAGTGTCACCAAATGTTGGTTTGGGCAATTCTTTCAGATTAGAGGATGGTAGTTATGTTTATGCAGTTAAAAAGAGTAATGATTTACTTGGTATTACTACAACTAGGGTTGGTGTAGGAACTACCTCTGCTTCTTTGTATATTTGCACTATCAAGGATGCTAATAAAGTAGCTCATTCATTTAGAACAACTAATGAAGAACATGTTGGTTCAATAGATAAAATTGATGTTGGTGTTTATACTGTTTCTGAACATACTTTAAAAACTGGCGATGATGTAACTATTGATATTTCATCTAATGACACAATTAATAAAACTATTGAATATGATTCTGATTCTAGAAGTACTATAGTTGATCCATATTATATTGCAAGTAGTAATATATCAACTAGTGATTCTTCCTTTACTTTAAATAATCATGTATTTGAAGATGGTGATAAGATACTTTATTCACATACTACAAATCCATCTAATAAAGTATCTACTTTAACTAATGGTGGTGAATATTATGTTAAAAAAATAAGTGCGAATAAATTTAGATTATTTGATAATCGTAAAGATTCTATTAGTGTTCCATCTGCACATATAAAAATAATTCATGCTGGATCTGGTGTTCATAGAATTGTAAAAATTAATCCACCAATATCTGTTATGAGAGGAGAAACTGTTGGTTTTGCAGTTTCTGACCCTTCTAATACAGGATTCATACTTGAATTCTTTAAAGATGAGAAATTCAAAAATGAATTTGATGGTATTGGAATTTCAACAGAAATTGTAAGAACTGGTACTCCTGGTACTGCTGGTGCTATAGTTAATTTAAAATTAACTAATGATGTGCCATTACCATTATGGTATAAATTAACTCCAACTTCTCTTAATACTATTAATGATTCTAAGAGAGATAGTTATCCAGATGATAATGTTATTAGTAGATCTAAAATATCTATTACTCCTAGCACATATGCTGGTAATTTTGGAATTAAAACCACTGGAATAACTTCGTTTACTTATCAAGTACCTGTTATACCAGAAAGAACTTCTTATACTCAATCTGGAATTAGTACATATCGATATGTTACAGATTCTGAAAATGCATTAGGTGGAATTAATGAAATCCAAGTAAGATTTCCTGGTGTTGATTATCAAAAGAATCCTGGCATTTCTAGTATAAGAACTACTACTGGAAAGGATGGATTTATTAGAATGTATGATGATACTTTAGGTCGTCCTGGATATAAAGAAGTTGTAAAAATAGGATATGATTATCCAACAGATAAGTCTTTAAGTCCTAGAGCTGATACTCCAGTAACTGTAACTGTAGAAAATAACCTTGTTATTGGTTCAATTGGTATAGTAACTGCTGGTAGAAATTATAGTACAGCTCCAGATTTATTTTTCCCAATTAGACCTACAGCTAAGACTAAGGTTCATTTAGAAGGTACTTCTATAGGATCTGTTGAAATTCTTGAGGATAGTTTAACTGGATTTAATGAGGTTCCAAATCCACCAAGAATCATACCAATTAATAATACTAATGGTGTTGGTGTTGTTACTGCTAGATGTTTTGATAATTCTGGTAATCCTAATAAATTCCCATTAATTGAAATAAAAAGACCAATTGGTGGATGGAGACCAGCAGAACATGATGATGGTACTAATTTCCCATTTGCAGTTGGTGATGATGTTTATATTGAAAATGTTAATATTGATGAAGGTGATGATCCTCGTGTTTATGAACAAGGAAAAGTAATTGGTTATAATTCAGATATGTATGATTATACTACATTTAAAATTACAGAAATTAATATAGGTAATTCTTGGTTTAAATATTCTCTTGTTGGTATAGGTACTTGGGGTGGTACATTCGATCCTATTAATAGTGCTGGTAGAGTTATTAAAAAAGGAGATCTACCAACATTCAATGTTACTTTTGAACATAGAGATTTCATTAATGGAGAACCAGTTACATTTGGTGATGGATCAGCTACTGGAGAAATGCTTAAGAATTGGGGATGGGATGCAGCTACTAACTCATTTAGATTAAGGAATCTGACTAGAACTCCTTATGTGGGTGATGTAATTGTTGGTAAACTCTCAAAAGCTTCTGGTAAAGTTGTAAAATCTGTCTTTAAAGAGAAATATTTTACTCTTGATCATAAAGCTGATAGAGTAAAAGGTTGGCAGAAAGATACTGGTAAGTTAAATAACGATTTTCAAAGAATTCCAGATAATGATTATTATCAGAATTTCTCATATTCAATTCAAAGTGAAGTTCAAGAACAAAACTTTAAGGATGCTTTAGAAAATATAGCACATCCTACTGGATATAAAAATTTCTCAGATCTAATTATTAAATCTAATGCGACTCCTGGTTTTGCTAGAAGCACTACTCTTACAGCAAGATCACCACAAAGTGCAACAGATCTAAAAGTTAATATTGATAATATTGCTTCCATGTATGTGAAAAATGATTATGATTTTGCAACGGAAGAGACATTTAACACTGGTGGATCTGCTGGTGGTGGTACAGATTTATCTAAGTTTATTAGTTTCCAGAATAGAAAAATTACTAACCTTTTAAGTGTTAGTTCTGCTAAGGTGGAAATAATTGATGATATTAGTGGTGAATTTGATGGAAAAACTGGATCATTCCTTGGAGAGCATACATTCCTTAGATCAGATCCAAGTATTAATGGTGGTGCTGGTATCACTATAGTATCTGGAGGATCTGGATCATTAACTCCAGCTGTACAAAAATATCATAGTGTTAGTAATGCAGCTTATACTGCTTCAAATGGTAATATGGTATTGACCTTAGAATCTGGTCATGGATTGTTAGTGGGTGAAAGTATTCATATAGAGAAAGAAAGTCTTCCATTTACATGTGCAATGGATGGTAATTCTTATATTAAGAATTATCCTCGTAGTACTGATCCACAATATAATAAATTTGTAGATATTACTGCCGTAAGTGGTAATAATATTACTGTAAATGTTGGAACATCACCAATAGTAAATCATAACGTTACTAATGCTACATATAACCCCAATACTGGTGATATGGAGTTAACCATTGGTTCTCATACACTTGATATTGGTGAAAGTGTTAAAATTACAACGGGATCATTAATATTCCAATGTACTCAGGATAATAATGGCTCTGATCATGCGTATCCAAGAAATACTATTGATAATCATACAGCTGTTGATGCTGATTATGATCCAGCTACTGGATTAATTGACATTAAAACATCTGCAGCTCATGGAATGACTGTTGGTGATTTAGTTAAATTGGATGATAATTCAATATCATTTAAGTGTGATTATGGTAATTATCCACATACTTATGTTGGTGGTACTGTTACTAATGGTGTTTCTGTAACTGGTGGTAGTTCATTTAATGTTACTGATGCATATTATACTGGTAATAATGGTCATTTGGTATTGACAATAGGAACTCATAGTTTAACAACGTCCAATACAGTTACTCTTACCAGTGGTGCATTTAAATTTACATGTGATTCTGATAGTAATACTGCTATAATAAGTTATCCTCGTGCTACAGATCCTGCTCATAATACTGCAATTAATATTATTGCAGTAGATCAAGCTGGTGGAAGAATTACAGTTAATGTTGGTACTAAGGCTGATGATGTTAAATCTTATCCAAGAGCGACTGATCCTATCAGTGGAAAATGGAAAAAGGTTATAAGTACACCATCAAATGATAGATTTGTTATTCAAGTTTTGAATACAATTCCTTCTACCAATACTGATACTCATTATTTTGTATCTGCTACTAATAATGGTATTAAACAGAAGAGGGATAGATCATATGATTCTGCTATTCCAATTAAAGCTGTAACATCAACTAAAATTACATTAAATGTTGGTAAATCTTCCAATACAACTACTCATAGATGGAAACCAAGTCATACCGCATCTAATGCTATCCAAAGTGGTGGTAATTATACACATACTTGGATTGGTGGAACTAAAACTGATTCTGTTACTAGTGGTGGTACATCTTATGATCCATATACTGGCAAATTAACTATTGTTACTACAACTGCACATGGATTGAATAATGGTGCTACTATCTCGATTTCTGATAATTCTCTAATATTTGCTTGTGATAGAGATAATTATACTACAGAACATGCATATCCTCGTACTTCTGATCCAGCATCAACTTCAAATGCTAAGTTGAATAATGGTGTTTTAGCTATTTCTAATAAATCTGGATCATCATTTGATGTTACGATAACAACTCCAGTATTAGGTGGAAGGGTAGTTGGTTTAAGTTCATTTAGACTTACTAGTCAGAATGGAGGAGTTCCTTTATTTACTAAGGTGTTTAATCCATCAGATAGTACTATAATGACTCTTAATTCTGATATCTTTAGAATTAATAATCATGGTTTTGCTACAGGTGAGAAGATTCAATATGATCCTGGTAATTATAATTATGGTAATAATAGAGTTAGTATTGCTGCTACTAATACATATGAAGCATCTGTTGGTGGTGCAACAACTAATTTCTTGCCATCAACTTTGTATGTTATAAAGTTAGATAATAATAGATTTAAAGTTACTGGATTCTCCACATCTACAGCTGACAATACTTTTGTTCCTACAGCTGTAGGAACAGGTACAGAACATTCATTTGATGCTGGTAATCCAGAAAATAGAGTGATGATTGATATTGATGGTATTATCCAATCTCCTTTATATAATAAGAGTGTTTCTGTTGTATTGGCTAATGCAGTAGGTCTTACATCAACATCACTTAAACTTAAAGGTGCAGGTGGTCAAGCTGGAATTACATCTATAAAATCAAATGATATTATTAATATTGGTAATGAATTGATGAGAGTTAATCAAGTAGGTATTGGATCTACTAATGTCGTATCTGTTGATCGTGCTATTTTTGGTACTACCAGAGAATCTCATTTGGTTAGTGCAGCATGTACGATGAAGGCTGGTCATTTTAATATTGTTAAGGATGTACTTTACTTTAAGACACCTCCATATGGGCCAACAGGAGAAGTAGGACTTACTACACAATCTTCATTCCATGGCAGAGTGTTTAATAGAAGAGATGTTGCAAATAATTTTATATTTGATGATATTTCTCATAAATTTACTGGAAATGCTGGTACAGGAAGAACATTTACATTAACTGAAAATTCTTCTGATGTAACTGGTATTGTTACTACAGTTCAAGGTTCTGGTGGAAGTGATGAAGTTACTAATTATGGTGTTATTTTAATTAATGGTGTTTTCCAAAGACCAAAAGTTGATTATGAAATGACTCCTAGATCAATATCACCACATGTTGGTATTGGTGGATCAGTATCATTTACAGGCGAAACTATTGAGTCTATTCCTAGAGGTGGGAAAATTGGTGAAGTAGTTCCTCATAGTGTTCTTAATAGTGGTTTTGGTGGTGGATATCAACCAAGAATACCTGCTGCAGCAACTGCAGTTATTAATGCTGCTGGTTCTGTTCAAAGTGTTACTGTTACTGGTAGTGGATCTGGATATCAATCTGGGCCAGTAACTGTTGAAATTCAAAATCCATTAGGAGTTGGTTCTGCAGCAGTTCTTACAGCAACTGTTGGTACTGGTGCAAATCAAGGTAAGATTACAGGTATTACTACTGTTAGTGGTGGTACTGGATATTCTTCTACAGTACCTCCAATAGTTAAAGTTGGTATTGCTACAGGATATACTAATTTATCATTTACAGGTGGAACTGGTAGTGGATTTGTAGTTGATGCTGTTGTTGGTGCTGCTGGAAGTATAATAAGTTATGATATACGTAATAGAGGTTTTGGATATAAGAATGGTGAAGTGTTGACAATAGCTGGTATTCCTACAGATGTTACTGCAGGTGCTGGATATAGTTCATTTGAATTTAAAGTAAAAGAAGTCTTTGATGATGAATTTTCTGGTTATAGTTTTGGTCAATTAGTACCTTTGGATGATTTCTCTAAAGAATTTAATGGTGTTAAGAAAGTATTTACTTTAACCAAAACAGATATAGTAAAAGAAGTTGTGACTATTCTTTCTTTAGATACATCTGTTAATGCTACAAATAATCTCTTAATATTCCTTAATGATGTTTTACAGAAACCAGGAGAAAATTATAGTCTTACTGGTGGTACTACAGTTAATTTTGTAGAAGCTCCAAGGGGTGGAAGTAAGTTACAAGTATTATTCTATAGGGGTAGTAATGCAGATATTGAAGCATTAAATCCAGTTAAGACAATTAAAGTTGGTGATAAAATTCAAATATTACAAGGTGAAAATCTCCAATCTCAAACTGATCGTGTTGTTTCTGAAATTACTGATGTTAGTAAAGTAGAAACACCTCCTTATGGTGGTGGTGGAATTACTACCGATACCAGTTTAGTTAGAGTTTCTGCTTGGAAGAAACAAGAAAGTGATTTGATAGTTGACGGTTTACCTATTGCTAAAGATAGACCAACACTTATTGGTAAATTTACCCCTAGTGCAAATATTATTCAAAGTGTTGGCATTACTTCTGGCACACTTTATGTCGATAATGCGTTCCCACTCTTTAGTGCATATGATAATAGAACTGATACTGATGATATTCCTGGTGAAGTAGAATTATTAAATGTGCAAGATATTAAATCTGCTCATGGTTACAGTACTATAAGTGCTGGTGGTAAATTAACTTCTATTACTCTTAATAATGGTAGTGTTGGATATGCAATGAGTGATTTTCTATATGTTTCTGATAGAAAATTGGGTGGTGGTGGAGCTCCAGATCTTGTAATTAAGGTTGATACTATATCACAAGGTGGTTCTATTGTTGCATTTAGTGAACAATCTGGATTTGCTAATAATACCAAGAGAGTTCCTGGTTATTATGAAAATGTATCTACTACTGTTGGATTCAGTACTTCTACGGGTAAGGGTATTGGTGCAATGTTTGATATTTCAGTTGATGGTAATGGTAAACCAACAGCTATTGATATTGCTGGTGGAAGGGGATATGAAAATGCACCTACAATTTCTATATCTTCTAAAGTACCACAAACTCCAGAAATTGGAAATGGTTGGACAAAAGTACAATCAAATACAGATGTTAATTACAGAGCTGTAGATTATACTCCACAGGGGGTATTTGTTGCAGTTGGTTCTACATCTGGTATTCAAACTTCTACAGATGGTAAAAATTGGACAACATCAAGTAAGGGAAGTACTGAAACAAAATATTATCATGGTGTTGTTGGACTTTCAACTTCTATTGTTATTGTAGGTGCTGGAGGTACAATTATTACAAGTAATAATGCTGGATCTAGTTTTGGGCCAACTAAACTCTTTAATAAGATACTTACTGGATTCCAGTATGATTATAGTGAATATAAGATTACACAAACTCTTAATGATGCTGCAGTAGGTAAACGTATAGTTCCATCAATTAGTTCAACTATACCACAAGAAAAAGTTGTAGTAGTTGGTGCTGGAGGAACTATTATTATTAGTGAGCCAGGAGTTTCTGGTGTTACAACAACTTTTGTTGTTAACTCATTCCATGCAACACAAGATTTTAATGGAGTTGATCATAATCAAATTGATGATAATACTGGTACTTTTGTTGCTGTTGGTAATGCTGGTGCTATCTATAGATCTACTAATGGAGAACAGTGGGCAGGTAGGACTACTCCTGCTATAACTACTAATCTTAGATCCGTAGCTTATGGAGAAGACAATACTTGGATTGCTGTAGGAGCTGCTGGAACTGTTATTAAATCTACCGATGATGGTCTATCATGGACTGTTGTTAATGGTGGTAATATTGGTGTTGGTAATACAATTTCTTTACATAGTGTCCATTATCAGAAAAATGTTTGGGTTGCTGTGGGTACTAATGGTATGGCTTTAAATTCTATTACTGGTGATACTTGGTATAAGAAACATATTGTTAATGCTGGAACACCTGTTGGACAAATAATGTATGGACTTTCTTATGGTGATAATAAGTTAGTATCAGTTGGTATGTCATCAAGTATTGTTTGGACTGGTAGTGAAGTTCGTAAAGCAACCGCAACTTCTACTATTGGTGCTGCTGGTACTGTTACTGCTGTTACTATAACAGACGGTGGTTTTGGATATGATACTTCCAATCCTCCTAATATATTATTCTCTCAAGAAACGGTAACTCGTGAAAAACTTAAGAGTGTTAATATAAAAGGTGATTTTGGTTCTATTGTAGGTGTTGGTACTAGTTCTAATGGAATTGGTGCTGGTACTACATCACAAAGAGTTATATTTGAATTGGATTCTGATCCTTTCCTAAATCAAGCTGCTTTTGGTAACATCGCAAGATCCCAATTAACTGTTGGTGATTACTTTATAGTAAAAGGATCAAGAGTTGGTGGTGCCGTAACTTCTGTTACTAAGGATGGTAATGTAATTGGTATAGGAACTACTTTTGCAGATAATGTATACAGAGTTGAAGAATCAATAACTTCAACATCTGGTATTACTACTGTACATTGTAACATTGAGTCTAATATTGGTATTGGTTCTCATAGTTCTGCATTAAAACTTGAATTTGGTTATTACAGTTGGGGTAAATTATATGACTTGACAAGAGGAGTAACTCCTAAATCATATAGTATTAATAATGATAATGGTTATGTCGGTCTAACTACAGGGCCTACAGTTACTCGTATTAACCCATTAGCGGTAACTTATAGTAACTTTGATCAAACTTCATAAATAAACAAAAATAGTCTAATAAAATGCCTGCGATTATTTCAGACCAATTTAGAATATTAAATGCTGCGAATTTTGTCGCTGGTGTAGCTGACACTTCGCAGACATATTACACATTTATAGGATTCCCAAATTCTCAAGATGTTGCTGCTGGTTACGGTAAAACAGATTGGAATACTAATACTCCTGCACCTAAAGATGGATTTAAAGAGTATAATGATGTATGGGATACTATGCTCGGTCTTAAAAAATTGACCGATGGTGATATACAAAGAATGGTGAAGAAAAATACATGGACTGCTGGTACTGTCTATGAAATGTATAAGAATTCTTATACTAGGGAAACTCAGAGTCCTAAAACATCTTCTACCAATTTATATGATGCACAATATTACGTTGTTAATAGTGATCTTAAAGTTTACATTTGTATTAACAATGGTCAAAGTCCTGACAACCCACAAGGTAGACAGTCACTTGACGAACCCAATTTTGTTGATTTAGAACCAAGAGCTGCTGGTACTAGTGGTGATGGTTATATTTGGAAATATCTTTATACAATTAAACCAGCAGAAATAGTAAAATTTGATTCCATTGACTTTATGCCTGTTCCTAATGAATGGGGATCTGGTGAAAGTTCAGATGTTAAAAATAATGCGGTAGATGGAAAGATTGAAACCGCAGTTATTGTTAATGCTGGTGATGGTTATCAACCTATAGGTACTACATTTAATAATGTTCCTATTCTTGGAGACGGTACTGGCGGTAAAGCATCAGTAACAGTTAATTCTCAAGGAAGAGTATCTGATATTACTATAACAAATGGTGGTACTGGATATAGTAGAGGTGCTATTCGGTTTTATCCAGGAGCTCCTGGTGCTGAGACTGGTGGGCCACTTAATGGATTATCTGCTGTTGGTGTTGCTGGAACGTCTGTTGCTGAATTTGAAGTTGTTATTCCACCTCCAGGTGGTCATGGTAATGATGTTTATACAGAACTTGGTGCATATAGAGTACTAATGTATTCTAGATTTGAGAATGATGCATCAAATCCAGATTTTATTGTTGGAAATGATTTTGCTCAAGTTGGTTTAGTTAAAAATCCACAAACTATTAGTGGTGCTAATCTAAATATTGCAAAAGCTAGTGCTTTAACTGCTCTTAGACTTAAGACAACTGGTGGTGGAAATATTGGAGATACTGTATTTACAGTAGATACTCCAGTATCTCAAACCATAGGTGTTGGTTCTACTGCAGTAGGTTATGTTGCTAGTTGGGATTCATCAACTAGAATCTTGAAGGTATATACACCAACTGGTATTGGTAATTCAACTTATGGATTCCGTATGGTTGATTTTACATCTAAAATAGGGCCAGGTGGTAGTTATAATATTGTTGGTAATGCTAGTGGTAGTGCATGTGGAATTGATACTACTTTTGGTACAGATTCCGTAAAAGTTTCTTCTACTACAGTTGGAACTGCAATTGTTCAATTAGGACAAGATTTTGCAGAAGGTGTCGCTTTACCAGAAGTTAAAAAATATTCTGGTGAGATCTTATACATAGATAACAGGGCCGCAATACAACGTAGTGCTACCCAGAAAGAAGACGTAAAAATCGTATTAGAGTTCTAAGAAAATGCCTCAAGAGACCAATCTGAACGTTTCTCCGTATTTTGATGATTTTAATGAAGATAAGAACTTTAAACGAGTTCTATTTAAACCTGGTAGCCCTGTTCAGGCTAGAGAATTAACTCAGTTACAAACTATTTTACAGAATCAAATTGAAAAATTTGGTCAACACTTCTTTAAAGAAGGTTCTATAGTTATTCCAGGTCAACTGTCATATGATGCACAGTATGAAGCAATTGAATTGCAGAATACTTTTTTGGGTGTTCCTGTTTCAGAATATCTTGATCAATTAGTTGGTAAAGTTATAAAAGGAGAAACTTCTGGTGTAGAGGCAAAAGTAGTTAATTATATTCTTTCTACAAGATCTGATAGAGGTACTAATACTTTATACATCAAATATACGAAAGCTGGTGATGATTTTACAACTAATACATTTAATGATGGTGAAAATCTTATAGCTTCAACTGATATTGAGTATGGATTATCCTCTCGTGTTATTGCTAATAATCCATTTGCTACAACTATTGCATTAAATGCTGCATCTACTGGTTCTGCTGCTTCTGTGGCTGAAGGTGTATATTTTATTAGGGGTTATTTTGTAAAAGTAACTGCACAAACTGTTATTATAGATCAGTATGATAATAGTCCTACAGCTAGAGTTGGTTTATATTTGGATGAGAATGTAGTAACTGCATTTGATGATGCTACTTTATTCGATAATGCAGCTGGATTCTCTAACTTTGCAGCACCTGGTGCTGATAGATTTCAGTTAAAACCAACATTAATTAGTAAAGATATTGATGATCTTAATGATGCTAATTTTATAGAATTATTAAGAGTTCGTAATGGTAATAGAGAAAAATTTGTTAAGAAGACAGAATATAATATTATTGCAGATGAACTTGCTAGAAGAACATATGATGAAAGTGGGAATTATTACGTAACACCTTTCGGTGTACAAGTTAGAGAATCTCTTAATAATAGAGAAGGTAATAATGGTGTATATTTTGATACTCAGAAAACTTCTAAGGGTAATGATCCAAGTTCAGATCTTATGATCTATCAAGTAGGCCCAGGCAAGGCTTATGTTCGAGGATATGAAATTGAAAATCCAGGTAATGATTTTCTTGATGTAGAAAAACCAAGAACTACTAAAACATTAAAGAAACAAGCAGTTGCTTTTGATAGATGTTCTAAGATAAAATTAAATCGTGTTTTTGGAGCTGCTTCTGTTGGTTTAGGCAATAATACTGTAATTGAATTAAGAGATCAAAGATGTGCAGCAAGTCAAACTAGTGGTGCTGGTAATCAAATTGGTGTTGCTAGAGTATATGATTTTAAATTAGAAGCTGCTGCATATTCTAACGATGCAAGTGTATATGAATGTTTCTTATGGGATATTCAGACATTTACTACTCTAGTAGTAAATAGTTCTCTTACTGCTATTGATGGGTCATTAATTGAAGGTGCTAGAAGTGGTGCAAGAGGATATCTTAAATCTGCAGCAAGTGGTACAACACTTAGTTTAACATCTGTAAGTGGTGAATTTGTTATAGATGAACCAATAAAGGTTAATGGTGTTGAAGATGGTAAAACTATTACTTCAATAACAGAATTTTCTATTGATGATGTTAAATCAATTTTTAAAGATTATGGTGGTGGACGTGAGTTTGCTGCAGATACAGTTCTTTCTAGATTAGGTAATCCAGCACCTGCAGGAACAGAATATACAATTGCTACTAATGGTGTTGTTAAGGTTGGTGGTGCTAGATTTAGAAGTGGTATTAAAATTGGTGATATTGTAAAATATCAAAAATCTAATGAATCTGATCCAACATATAATAGAGTTTCTGCTATTAATTCTGCTGGTACTGAAATTACAATTGATGCACTAGCTGCAGATGTTGCTGGAGTTTGTCAGAAGGAAAGACCAAGTGGTTCTGCTATTGTAACTAGTGATTTTAAAATAGCCAGACCATACTTAATTGACGCTAGAAATTCAAGTCTTCTATCGGACTTACCAGCTACGTTCATATCAAATGTAGATCTTGGAGACTCTGAAGTTCAAATTAGAAAAGAATATTCTGTTAATGTTTCTGGTAGTAGAGCTACAGTTACTATAACTGATACTGATTTATTTTTTGAAACATTTGATGAGGAAAGATATAATCTTACATTTGCTAATGGTGCAGTTCAGACATTAACTGAAGAGAATATTCAATTTAATGCAACTAGAAAAACTGCTACATTGGTTGGTCTTGATCAAGCTAGCAGTTCTGGATCTATATTTTTAACAACATTAAAGAGAACAACACCTAAGGCTCAAACAAAGTCTTTAACTAGATGTAAAACAATTACTATTAATAAAAGTAAATTAAGTGGATCTGGTACTGCTAATAATACTAAAAATGATGGATTAACTACAAGTAATGTTTATGGAACTAGGGTTCAGGATAATGAAATTTGTTTGAATGTTCCTGATGGTGTTAGAGTTCATGCGGTTTTTGAGTCTAGTACTAAAGGTAATCCAGTTTTACCAAGAGTAGTCTTGGTTAATAGATCTTCAAACTTGAATAATACTATTCAAGGTGAAATAATGTTGGGTACAGTTAGTGGTGCAGCTGCAAGAGTAGTAGCTTCCGCAGCTAAGAGAGTTGATGTAGTTTATATCAATGATTTGGAGTTTGAGGAAGAAGAAAGAGTTATTTTTAAAAGTTCTGGAATAGTTGGAGATGTTTCTAGAGTTGATGAAGGTGATAAAGAAATTAGTTCAGATTTTAGATTTGATACTGGCCAAAGAGCAGAATATTATGATTATGCTAGAATAATTAGAAAACAAAATACACCAGATCCAAGCAAAAGAATTACTATAGTATTCGATCATTATATTCTTGATGGTGATGCAGGTGATTTTGCAACAGTTAATAGTTATTCACCAGATAATTTTGAGAATGATTTACCAACTTTCAGAGGAACAGATGTTAGTGATTATATTGATGCTAGACCAAGAGTAAAGGAGATTAGTTCTTCATCGGCTTCTCCATTTGATTATGATAGTCGTGATTTTAGTGTTTCTGGTGTAGCTCCTTCTGTTTTAGTTGGAGATGAGACTGTAACATTAACATATTCACATTATCTTTCTAGAGTTGATAAAATATATCTAAGTAAAGATGGATTCTTTGAGTTAAAACAAGGATCACCAGCTCCACAAGGTGATGTTGTCCCACCAGAAGATCCTGCAGGATCTTTTTGTGTCGCTACAATTTTCTGTGCTCCATATGTACGTAGAATTAGAGGATTTACTAATGTTATTGTAGCAAAACATAAGCGATATACAATGTCTGATATTGCTAGATTGGAAAGTAGAGTAAAAAATGTAGAATTTTATACTCAGTTATCTTTATTAGAAACTGATACAGCTACTCTTACAATTACTGACGCAAAATCTGGACTTGATAGATTTAAATCTGGATTCTTTGTAGATAACTTCAAGAGTCATTCTGCTCATGCAGTTGGACATCCTAATTTTAGTACTTCAATTGATAAAGCTAAAGGAGAATTAAGGCCAACTCATTATACTCATGGTCTTGATCTTCTTCTTGGATCCGAACAGGTTATTGGTATTGGTACTACAGCTGATCCGAATGCAGATTTAAGTGAAGTTGCAGATTTGCAATCAAATGATCTAAAGAGAAGTGGTGATATAGTAACATTAAATTTTGATGAAGTTGAATTTATATCACAGAAATTTGCTACAAGAACTGAAAATGTAAATCCATTCGCAGCTGTTGTGTGGGTTGGTGGTGTAGAATTGAATCCTAATAGTGATGTATGGGTAAATGAAAAAAGACTTGATGCAAATGTTGTTGATGTTGAAGGTGATTATGCAAAAACATTACATAATTTACAAATAGATCCTAATACAGGATTAAGTCCTATTGATTGGAATTCATGGGAAGAAGTTTGGTCTTCTACTGATGTTAGTGTTAAAAAGACAGGTTCTAAGCAATCTGGTTTTCAAACTACTAGGGTAGAAAGGTGGAGTCAAGGAGGTGATGATTATACAAGAACACATCAAGTAAATACAACAACTGATTATTTTGAGGAGTCAACTACAGTTGATCGTGGAATGTCACGTAGTGGTATTCAGTTTGAAGTTGTTGAAAAAATTGATAGTCAGAGTTTAGGTGATAAACTTGTTAGCCAGGAAACTATTCCTTATATGAGATCTAGAAATATTGAATTTATTGCAACAAGAGTACAACCAGGTACTAGATTCTATACATTCTTTGATGGTCAAGATGTAGATAAGTATATGACACCAAAACTTCTTGAAATTGAAATGGAAAGTGGTGTATTTCAGGTTGGTGAAACGGTTGTTGGTACTAAAGGTGATCCATTACACACAGGTTCTGGGCCAAGAATAACATTTAGAACTGCACAACCAGATCATAAATTTGGTTCATATAATGATCCTAGAATAGTATATGATGTTAATCCATATTCAGATACTATTGGCATAGGTTCTAATTATTCTGCAACAAGTACAATTTTGAATATTGATACTAAATCTTTACAAGAGAAAGTACTTGGTAAATTTAATGGATATGTTTCTAAAGGTATGGATCTAGTAGGTAATACTAGTGGTGCTATTGCAAAAATAGTTGATGTTAGATTAATTAGTGACGAAAAAGGTGCTTTATTAGGATCTTTCTTTATACCAGATCCAACATTTACATCTGCTCCTGAATTTAGAACTGGTAAGAAGACATTTAGAATGACCAGTAGTAAAACTGATTCTCGAGCACCTCTTGATCGTGCATCTGCAGCTCAAGCTAATTTTAGAGCTGAAGGAACCTTGAATACAATTCAAGAAGATATAATGAATATCAGAAATGCTGAAATTCAACAGAATAGTGTGAGTGATAGTAAGATAGTAAGTAAGACTACAACAAAAACATTCCAAACACAATCATTTGAAGAGAGACATTCAACACAAGTTCAATATGCTGATCCTCTTGCAGAATCATTTGAAGTAACTGACGTTAATGGTGTCTTTATTAACTCTTGTGATATTTGGTTCCAAACAAAAGATACTAAGATTCCTGTAACTTGCCAAATTAGAACAATGGCATCAGGATTACCTACTACTAAGATTTTAGCTTTTGCTGAATGTACATTAGATCCTGATCAGGTTGAAGTTTCTAAATTTGGTACAAAGAAAACAACATTTACATTCCCATCTCCAGTATATCTTGAGGGTGGTGGTGAAGAATATGCAATAGTTCTAATTTCACAATCTAATGATTATAATGTGTTTATTTGTAGGATGGGTGATGAAGATCTTGAGGATAGAAATCTTGAAGAAAGTGAAAGAAGAATTGTTTCTCAACAACCATATTTGGGATCATTATTTAAATCACAAAATGGTTCTACATGGGATCCAAGTCAATTTGAGGATCTTAAATTTACACTTAATAAATGTAAATTTGTTCCTGGCCCAGGCGCATTAAAACTTTATAATCCAGAATTGGGTGAAGGTGAAATGGAGAATCCTATTTTGAGACCAAATCCATTTACATTTAACTCTAATCATGTAAAAATTGAATTACAAGGTAATAGTAGTACTGCTACAAGTAATTGGCCAATTGGTTCTAGATTAACACAAACAAGTAATACAAGTACTGAAGGTTTTGTTGTTGCACATTTAGGATCTCTTAATACAGCTGCATATCAAACTGGAACTGGTATTGGATTAACTCCTGCTGCTAGTAATTTAACTTACACTGGAATTGGATTAACATCTATTACTGGTGATGGTGATGGTGCAGTAGCTTCTATCGTTATTAATAGTGGTGCTGTTAATAGTATTAGTGTAACAGGTGCTGGATCTGGATATAAGGTGGGTGATGTTCTTGGAGCTTCTCTTGGAGAAACTGGTAGAAATGTAAGATTTTCTGTTACTGCTGTTAGTGGAACAAATAGTGTTATTCTGAATAAAGTTCAAGGTGAATTTAATACTTCTGGAACATTACAATCTATAGCAGCAAATGGTACTAAGACTAGTTTAAATAATGGTAAACCTGATGCAGTTAACACACTAACTCCAGATAAAGATGGATTATATGTTCATGTAAAACATAGAAATCATGGTATGCACGCTTCTAATAATAGAGTTATCATATCTGATGCTGTAGGTGTTACTACTACCACTAGATTATCCGAAAAATATGAACATAATTCAAGTAAATTTATTTCTGTTGATGATGCATCTATCTTTACCTCATTTGAAAATATCGCTGTTTCTGCAGCTAATACTGGATATGTAAAAATTGGAAATGAAATTATTGGATATAAAGGAACTAATACTGGTACTACACCAAATAGACTTACTGGTATTTCTAGAGGTGTTGATAATACAAATGCAGAAACACATAAAGCTAAGAAAAGAATTCGTAAATATGAAGCTGCTGGTGTTTCATTGAGACGAATTAATACTACTCATCAATTCTCAACTGTTGATAATACATTACAACCTACTCTTGATGGGTATTATATTAAAATTGATGTTACTGGTACTGGTAATGGTACAATTAGGGATGGAAGTAACTCTTTTGCAAAATTAAAAATTGCTGAAGATGAAGTTACTGGTGGTAAAATAGTGAGAGCTACACAAAATATTCAATTTGAAGCTGTAACTCCATTGATTGAATTTATGACTCCTGTTGATACATCTTTAAGTACTAGAGTAAGAACGGTATCTGGAACAAGTGTTGGAGGTGCTGAAGCTTCATTCCAAGATCAGGGATTTGAATCTATTGGATTGGGAGGTGCTACATATTTTGATACTCCTAGAATTATATCTTCTAAGATAAATGAACAAAATAATTTGACTAGTTTACCTGGTTCTAAATCTTTCACTACAGAATTAATTTTATCCAGTAAGGATACAAATGTATCACCAGTTATTGATTTAGATAGACTTTCTATTATTACAACAACAAATAGATTAGATAAAGTAACTACTGACTATAAGACAGATTCTAGAGTTAATAGTTTGTTTGATGATCCAAATGGTGCTGTTTATATTACTAAACGTGTTAATTTGGAAAATCCAGCAACTTCATTACAAGTAAGATTTGCTGCTTATATGCATGTTAGTAATGATATTAGAGTTTTATATCGTTTAATTAGACAGGATAGTCCAGTAAGTGAATCTCCATTCCAACTATTCCCAGGATATAGGAATTTAAGAGATACTACTGGTGATGGATTTGGTGATGAGTTAATTAATTATAGAGATTCTGATGGTACTCCAGATAGAAGAGTTCCAGCTTCGAGACATGATGATGAGATGAGAGATCATCAATATACTGCTAATGATTTAGTAGAATTTCATGGATTCCAAATTAAAGTTATAATGACTGGAACCAATCAGGCTAAAGTCCCTAGAATCAGAGACTTTAGGGCCATTGCGTTAGCATAATGGATTATACACAAGTCGAAGGTAGGAATGATCTTTTCAGGGATAGTGATAGTGGAGCTATCATTAATACTGATAGATCATCCTATTTGGCATATAAAACTAATAGAGAACAAAAACTAAAAGATGTGGAAAGAATTAATAAATTGGAAAATGATGTTTCCGATATAAAGACTCTTCTTAACACAATAATCGATAAGTTATAATTAGATAAATATATCTAGACGAAACTACATCTTAAATAATGGCTGTATACGTTGTAAATTTGGTAATAGATCAAGGGGCAGATTTTAGCCAGACATTTAATCTTGAAGATGATGCTTCTGGTGGTGCTTTAGATCTTGCTGGATATGCAGGAGCAGCACAACTCCGTAAACATTCTTCTAGTAAGAAGAAATATGATTTTGCGGTGGCATTTCCTGATAGGGGGAATGGAATTGTAAGAATTGATATGACAGATAGTGTGACAACTGGTATTAAAGCTGGTCGTTATGTTTATGATATTCTTCTTACTGATTCTGGTGGTAGTAGGACGAGGATCGTAGAAGGATCCGCTCTAGTTAGAGAAGGTGCTACAAAGGTTTAACTTATGGCTATTAAAGTTCGAGTTGGTCAACAAACTGGTGTAAAGGTTCCAACAACATCGTCTACATCTGGTGGTACTATGGCTAGTATGTCAGATACTGATGTGAGTGCTGTTTCTAACGGCTCTGTTTTGGTTTATGATGCTAATTTGAGTAAGTGGATTGCCACTAATGAATTAACACCAACAAATACAAAAAATCTAGACGTTAACGGAGGATCGTTCTAATGGCCAGTAAGATTAGAATACATAGATCTACTGGTGCGGCTGCTCCTAGTTCTTTGGAATTTGGAGAATTAGCAGCAACTGTAGAACAGGGAACCGCTGGTACTTCCGCCAATAAAGCGGGACGTATTTTTATAGGTAATGTTGCAGGAAACCCTGT